GTTCCAAGCTCAGTTGTTGGAAAATGCTGAAATGAACTTGCTACAGAAAAAACTGTTCAAGATCACCAGTCAGCCTGTGACAGATTACTTTGCTGGTTCATACAGTGTTGAACACATTGAAGAAAGCATTGATGTCATAACTGGCACCAAAGACATGCCTACCCCAGTGATGTTGGACGCACAGATTTTTTCTTGGTTCCAGACCACGTTTCACATCAATGGCTTTGCTACTATTGTGGCCAGATTTATCAACAAGTACCTAGGCATCAGTTACCACGACTACTACGAAGATCTGTTTGAATATGCTATGACTCATGACTGGATCAAAAAGGAAGCAGACGAAGCAAGAACATATTTTTCTAACTGGATGAACACTGGCAAAATTAACCATCCCAAGATTGGTGTAGAGATTCATGGTTGGAACATTATACATCGTACCTCAATGAATATGCACCAAGAAGACCGCGTAGATGACTTGTATGATTTCTTGGAAACTTTCTTAGAACGTTATATGTTGCCAACAGACCTCCTGGCCAGCCTCATGCGTCTCCAACGCAGTTACTACATCAAGTATGATGACAGAAATGCCTATCCCATGAATTTGACTCTGGACTATAACATTTGGGAATACTTGAGTTTCAATCGACCATTGGTCAATGAAACTACAGTTTATCGTTTGGATTTTCCTGAAGACAAGACCATGAGTCTCAATAGATTTTTAGAGTTGTTTTATTTTGCTCGTCGTCGCAACTTTGGCAAAGCCACAGTTGATCTGGTGGGTGCGGTTGACAGCAAAGCAACTCAGCGTGGTAAGGGTGCTGCCAAGGCACAAGGCTCGTTCTCAGTAAAACAACTAGCGGCATAATGCGCAGACTGTTTACATTTGGTTGTAGTTTTACAAACTACCGCTGGAGTACCTGGGCCGATTGTTTGGCTCCCGAATTTGATTATTTTGAAAACTGGGGCCAGGGAGGCGGTGGTAATCATTACATATTCAATTCTGTCATGGAAGCCGACCAACGGTACAAGTTCGGTCGCGGTGACACTGTGATTGTATGTTGGTCATCATTTCTTAGAGATGATCGCTATGTTGACCGCAAGTGGCACACTTTGGGCAGTATGGTTTCATGTCCAATTTACAATCCAGAATATCTAAAGACTCATGTTGATGATCGAGGTTATGTCATAAGAGACTTTGCTTTTATTAAAGCAGTCAAAGTATTGTTACAAAGCAAACCTGGTCTGAATTGGCACTTTCTCAGTATGATTGATTTAAAAGCCGGTCCCAAATGCGAATCTGAGCCAGGGGAACCCAAAGATGTTATGACAGTCTACCAAGATGTTTTGGACAGTGTGTTGCCTAGCTACCAAGAAGTTTTGTATTCAACGGGATGGAAAACAGGTGATCCACATCCTAGTCCTGTAGAACATTTAGCCTATTTAGACACAGTATTACCAGGCTGGGTGACAAACGAATCTACTCGTGTTAAAATGCAACAAGAGAGCATCAATCTAAATAAAGATCCCCGCAAGTCGGGACTAGCAAAGGTAAAAAGACTATGAAATTCAAAGTAAGTGAACTATTTTATTCAGCACAAGGTGAAGGCCGTTATGTGGGCGTACCAAGTATTTTCCTCCGTATGTTTGGGTGCAACTTCACCTGTTCAGGCTTTGGTTGTAAGCCGGGCGAAAAGAGCCCGGAGGCGGACGAAGTGGCAAAGAATGTCCACTTGTACAAAACGTTTGAAGACCTGCCACTTGTTAATACAGGATGTGACAGTTACGCATCGTGGCATCCACAGTTCAAACATCTAAGTCCAACATACACAGCAGACGAGCTTGTGGACAAGATGGCGGCGCTGTTGCCGCATGGCAACTGGCAACAACCAAATGGCAATCCAGTACATTTGGTGATCACAGGTGGTGAGCCGCTGTTGGGTTGGCAAAAGGCCTATCCAGAATTGTTGGACAAATTACACGAGCGTGGATTACGTCACATTACATTCGAGACCAATGGTACTCAGGACTTGACCCGTGACTTTAAAACATATCTTAACAACTGGGCTGGCGAGATTGTATTCTCGGTCAGTCCCAAACTAACATCAAGTGGCGAGAAGTACGAAGACGCTATCAAGCCTGACATCATTTGGGACTATGAAACATATGGTATTACCTATCTAAAGTTTGTTGTGGGTCATATCGATGACTTTGCAGAACTTGATGTAGTGGTAGATGATTATCGCAATCGTGGCTTTGCGGGCCCAGTGTTTGTGATGCCACTGGGTGGTGTTGTTAGTTTATACGATAAGACACGTATCCATGTGGCAGACGAAGCACTCAAGCGTGGCTATTGGTACACCCCAAGATTGCACGTTGATCTTTGGGGCAACGGATGGGGAAAATAAATGTTTGATTGGTTCAAGAAAACTCCCAAGGCGTCAACAGAGCCCAAGGTTACTCGAGAGCAAAAGGTCAAGGCACCGGTCAAGACTGAAAAAGAGATTGCCACAGAAAAGAACGAACCATATGTAGCAATGGTACGTATGGACATTGATCCTGACAATTTGCACCAGGGTGCGTTTGAATTGGACTGGAATGAAATCTTTGTAGCCCGACTGGTCAAGGCCGGTTACATGATGAAACCCGATGATGTGGATGCTGACATTGTGGATCGTTGGTTCCAAAATGTGTGTAGACACGTGGTAATGGAAACCTGGGAACAAGAACAGGCTATAATCAAAGGTGTTGGACAGTATGTTAACACTAGAGACATTGGTGGCGGAAGAACTGAAGTGTCATGATATTCAATCACATCAAACAACTCAAACAAGACGGGAAGAAAATTGGTATCACTTTCTCAACCTTTGACATGCTCCACGCGGGCCACATTGCTATGCTCAGCGAGGCCAAGAATCACTGTGACTACCTGATCTGCGGGTTGCAAACAGACCCAACTATCGATAGACCTGAAACTAAAAATCGCCCTATACAAAGTATTGTTGAGCGACAGATACAGTTGGCCGCATGCCGTTATGTTGATGAAGTCGTTGTGTATCAAACCGAACAAGATCTTGTTGACTTGCTGTTGATCCTGCCAGTTGATGTTCGTGTGCTGGGTGTGGAATATCAACACAAAAACTTCTCTGGCTATGAGGAATGTGGCATGCGTGGGATTGAACTAGTGTTCAACGGCAGGGATCACTCGTTCTCCAGTTCAAGTCTGCGCAAACGTGTGGTTGCCGCAGAGACTGAAAAAGTACTGCTACAAAAATGATCTTGTATGTTAACGGTTGCAGTCACTCTGCGGCCGCTGAAGCCGCAGTTCCGCATGCTTGGGCTGTAGATGATGGACAATATTGGGATCGTGGAACAGAACCACATCCAGCCAACCTGGCAGTCAGTTATGGCCGACACATAGCTGATGCATTAAATGCAGAACTAATCTGTCAAGCCAGTTCAGGAGGTAGTAACGATCGTATCATACGCACTACCATTGAATGGATCCAAAACAATTGCACAAGATTAGCCGATACATTTATGATTCTGCAATGGACTACTTGGGAAAGAGAAGAGTGGTTTCATAAGGGTACTTGGTACCAAGTTAATGCATCAGGTATAGACATAGTACCCGACGAATTACAAGAACGCTACAAGAACTATGTTATAAATGTAGATTGGAACGTCAAGACTCCCGAAGCACATGACAAAATTTGGAACATGCATCAGTATCTCAAAAATCTACGTATACGTCATTTGTTCTTCAGCGGGCACAGTACATTCAGCGATATCCAACATCGTCACGATTGGGGAGTAAATTACATGCACCCATATGTTCGGGAAGAATCCTACCATAATTGGCTAAAAAACAACGGAGGTGTCTATGCAAATGCCGCAAGTTACCATTTTGATGCCAAAAGCCATAGACTTTGGGCTAAACATGTGTTACAATACATGTTCAACAACCAAATTGTGAGTGCAGATGAAATACCTACTGATTGACACAGCCAACATGTTTTTCCGTGCCCGGCACTCAGCACACCGTGCCAGCGACACATGGACCAAATTAGGCTTTGCCCTGCATGTCACAATCATGGCTGCTAACAAAGTGGCCCGGCGTTTTCAAGCAGACCATGTGGTTTTTGCACTAGAAGGTCGAAGCTGGCGCAAGGACTACTACAAACCCTATAAGGCTAACCGTGCTGTAGCACGTGGGGCAATGACCGAAACAGAAGCAGAAGAAGACAAGCTGTTCTGGGAAACGTATGACGAGCTGACTAAATACTTGTCTACTCGAACTAACTGTAGCGTTATCCGTTGTGCCACTGCTGAAGCAGATGATATCATAGCACGTTGGATTGCACTACACCCACAAGATGAACACACAATTGTAAGCTCAGACACTGATTTCGTGCAGTTGCTGGCCGCCAACGTCAATCAATATAATGGTATCTCAGATGAACTACTAACCTTGGAGGGCATATTCGATGCTAAGGGTAACCGTGTCAATGATAAGAAAACTAAACAGCCAAAAACGATCCCGGATCCGGCCTGGCTGTTATTTGAGAAGTGTATGCGTGGCGACACCTCAGACAACGTATTCAGTGCGTATCCTGGAGTACGTGAAAAAGGCACAAAGAATAAAGTTGGTCTCCGTGAGGCCTTTGGAGACAGAGACAAGCGCGGATACTCTTGGAACAATCTCATGCTCCAACGTTGGACCGACCACAACGGTCTAGAGCATCGTGTGTTGGACGACTATGAACGTAATTGCACATTGATTGACCTCACAGCACAACCTGCAGATGTCAAGGCCACAGTGGATGGTTGTATCCGTGAACAAATCTCACACAAGGATGTGGGCATGGTAGGCGCACACTTTCTAAAATTCTGTGGCAAATACGAACTGACCAAACTGAGTGACAGCGCCGATCAGGTGAGTCGTTGGCTCAATGAAACATACAAAGGAGTACTAGATGATATTAGCTAAACCCGTGGTGGAGAACCAGTATTGGATACTCAAGAAGGACAATCGCAAGATTGGTCAACTTGAAGTAAACGAAAACGGTAACTGTATTATAAAAATTCTTGATAGTGTAGTAAGTTATAAGACTGTCAAGATGGCTCGAGAAGCTGTGAACATTGAGTTTGAGCCACTAGAAAAGGCCACACCTGTGCCGGACAATCTAGTGTATGGTCACAATGTGGAAGGCACGGTATACAATCCTCTCTGGGACGTCAAACGGCGTTTGCCTTTGTTTACACGTGATGACAAATCCAAGTCATGGTTCGCGGCCGGGTGGTATCGAGTGCGACAACATCGCAAGTGGAAAACAGTACAGCACCCCAAACTCATCACCTTGGAACGCTACGATTACCAAGGTCCATTTACCAGCAAAGAAAAAGCCAATGACAAATCCCTTTAGAGATCAGGAGAAATTCATGCGAGCCTGCGATCAGTCAGTGGGCGAATTCAACCGTGATCAATATCAACTGTATTGTAATCTAATTCAAGAAGAATTTGGTGAACTAGTGGCCAGTGACAACAAAATAGATGACCTTGACGCCTTGATTGATATCCTTGTGGTCACTGTGGGTGCCATCCATAGTCTCGGTGTTGACGCAGAAGGTGCCTGGCGAGAAGTCATGCGTACTAACTTTGCCAAGATTGATCACGAAACAGGCAAAGTTCGCAAGCGTGAAGATGGCAAGGTATTAAAGCCATTAGGATGGACACCACCTGAGCTAGAACAGTTTGTAAAATGAGTTTACATATCAACCGTTTTGTTGATGCCATCAAGGCCGCAGAAAGCCGTGGTCAACGTGACTTGACCATGAACTTGCGTGATGCTAAGGACCTACACTCTGATATTACCAAATTGTTGTTGACGCTGGAAAGCATGCGCAGCCAAAAAACCATTGCAAAACAAGAAACTGTTACGGTAGAATTGAGTGGTGGCAGTTTCAAAACCACGTAGTTTTTGAGATAAATAAACTACGGAGATAATGATGTCAAGACCCAAGCCGAATGTGTTGATCGAATACACTGACAAAGCAACTTACAAGACCGAACAAGTGTTGGCCTCTGAAGGAGTATGGGCAGTTTTTTATGATGCCAAACCCATCAACTTGAAAACCTCCAACATGCTCACACAGTATCCTGGCCCCAAGTACAAAAAGGTTT